GATGTAGATGAGTCAGCTATAGACTCCTTGATGACCTTATTAGGTAAGACCCGTACCGATGATAACAGCGCAAGTACTTAGAGACTTACCAGATTCTGATGTAGCTGCACTATTACAAGAACTAGGCCCCAAGAAGACAGAAGAGTTACAACACAACTGGGAATTTTGGGCTAGACCTGAACAGTTAGAGCCAGAGGGTATATGGAATGTTTGGGTTGCACTTGCTGGTCGTGGCTGGGGTAAAACCCGTGCAGGTTCAGAGTGGGTCAGACACCGTATCAAGAAGGGCGATAAGATTGTCCACTGTGTTGCACCTACTAAAGGTGATGTTCGCAGGGTTATGGTTGAGGGTGACTCAGGTTTACTCAATGTCTGTTGGAAGGGTGACAAGACATACCGTGGCAAACACATTGGTTTCCCTGTATGGTCCCCCACGAACAATACTCTTACATGGGAGAATGGCTCAAAAGCAGTCTTCTTCTCAGCGGAAGACCCAGAACGACTAAGGGGACCGCAAGCATATAGTGCATGGACTGACGAACTCTGTGCATGGAGGAATGCCCAAGAAACTTGGGATATGCTACAGTTTGGTTTACGTTTAGGTAAGCGTCCTCAAGTATTTGTAACGACGACACCTAAGACAACCAAACTGATACGCACAATACTAGACGATGATAAGACTACCATTAGCAAAGGGAGTACCTATGATAATGCAGCCAATCTAGCAGATACCTTCTTAGACGCAGTAAAGAAGACGTATGAGGGAACAAGGTTAGGTAGACAAGAGTTATATGCAGAAATACTTGATGAAGCATCTGGCGCATTATGGAATAGACAACAACTTGCTAAGTGTGAGATAGACAAGGATGACGTACCATCTCTTAATAGGGTGGTTGTTTCTATTGATCCGGCTATCACATCCAATGCAGAAAGTGACATGACTGGTATTGTAGTTGCTGGTGTAGATGTCAACGGCATAGCTTATGTAATAGAAGACCACACAGGTAGATATACTCCTCAACAGTGGGCATCCAAAGCTGTAGAACTCTATAGAGAACATATGGCTGATAGGATTGTAGCTGAAAGAAACCAAGGTGGCGATATGGTTCGTCACACATTACACACAGAAGATGAAACAGTCCCAGTAAAGCTCGTACATGCATCCAGAGGGAAGATGGCACGGGCTGAACCTGTCTCTGCATTATATGAGCAAGATAAGGTTAGACACGTAAGAGGACTTAATGACTTAGAAGATCAGATGGTACAGTGGGAACCTCTAGGGTCCATAGGCTCACCAGACCGTCTTGATGCTTTAGTTTGGGCTATAACGGACCTATCACTCAATGGCTACGCAAAACCTACGCTGAAACTAGCGTATAGTAGCGCCAAGGGACTAAGATAATGGTTAAGAAGCTCTCAGAGACAGAGGCCAAGAAGATATTAGGTGTAGCGGGTGACAACACCTACAATGGTCAGATACGGGCTGATGAGTTTCTACCTGAGTTGCGTGGCAAGAAAGCTATACGCAAGTATCGTGAGATGAGAGATAACGACAGTACTATCGGTGCTGTCATGTATGCTACTGAACAAGTCCTTCGTGATGTCGATTTAAAGGTGATGCCAGCTAATGATAGTGCAGAAGCTAAGAAAGAAGCTGAGTTCGTTGAGTCTGTACTTGATGATATGGACCATACCCTTGATGACCATATTGCTGAGTCCTTATCGAATTTGTCGTATGGCTTTGCTTGGTTTGAGGTCATCTATAAAAGACGTAATGGCCCTACTGAAAGAAGTGATAAGAAGCGTTCTAAGTACTCTGATGGCCGTATGGGTGTACGGAAGATTGCTATTCGTGCGCCTTGGACAATCTCTAGGTTTGATGTAGATCAACAGACTGGTGATGTCAAAGGTATTTATCAGGATGGGTCGGGCTATAACAACTCTAATTATATACCTACTCGTAAAAGTCTGTACTACCGCACGACAACGATTAATGGTGACCCTGCTGGCCGCTCTATACTTCGCAATGCTTATACTTCTTATGAATATGTCAATAACCTACAGTCTATTGAGGCTATAGCAGTTGAGAGGGAACTTGCTGGTATCCCTGTTGCTCGTATTCCTGCTGAGTACTTGTCAGGGGATGCAACAGCCACACAATCTGGATTTGTCAATAACCTGCAATCTATTCTCAGGGATGTCAAGTTCAACGAGCAAGGATACATTATTCTGCCTTCCGACACCTATCCCGATAAAGACGGAGCGCCTACCAACCAGAAGCTGGTAGATGTTGAGCTTATGTCTTCTAGTGGTAGCCGTAATATTGACATTGATCCTATTGTAAGACGTTACCAGCATGATATTGCTCGTAGTGTTCTTTCTGAGTTTCTTATGCTTGGTGGTGGTAACACTGGCTCTTACGCCCTCTCCAAGTCTAAGACAGACCTGTTCCTTCGTGCATTAGAGAGTTATATCCAAGCTATTGTTGATGTCCTCAATAAACAGCTTGTCGAGCGCCTCTGGGAGTTGAACGGTCTGAACTATGACCTGATGCCGACTATTGTAGCTGGTGATGTAGCTCCACACGACTTACGTGAGATTGCAGCATTCCTACGCAACTTAAATGGAGCCGACATTAACGTAAGTGATCATCCAGAAGTTATTCAAGACCTTATGGATATTGCTGAACTGAAGTATGACCCAGAGTCAACACAACAACCAAAAGAACAGGAAACTGAATAATGGCAACTTTAAATGATCGAGTCTTTGACTCTGGCTTAAGCGTCCTAGACACGGAAGCCAATAAGATTGTAGTAACCTCACAGGAAGCTACATCATACACAGAAGCTAATGCAACATATGCTTTAGGTAACTCAACCTCACTTTCTATTGGCGCACCTGCTAATCGTTCTGGTGGTGGTCGTGAAGTAACTGTAGCAGCTATTACAGATGGCTCAATTACAGGTACAGGCACAGCAACACACTATGCTATCGTAGATACAAACAACTCACGTTTGCTTGCTACTAGCACTCTCAGCGCCTCTCAGTCAGTTACGAGTGGCAACACCTTTACTCTAGCCTCATTCACTATCGGTATCCCAGATCCTGCATAAAGGCTAAACAATGGCTGTTCTCAAAAATAGGGCAAAGATGTCCACTAGTACTACGGGTACTGGAACCATTACGCTTGGCTCTGCTGAGGATGGCTATCAGACTTTCGCAGCTTCTGGTGTGTCTGATGGTGATGTCATCCGCTATATTCTTGAGGATTCCAGTAACTGGGAAATAGGAACGGGTGTATATACGGCTTCTGGCACAACCCTTACTCGCAATGTGATTGAGAGTAACAATAGCGATAACCCTATTAATCTTGGTGGTTCTGCTACTGTGTTTATTGGCTTTACGGCTGAAGACTCTGACAACCTCTTTGATCTCAGTATTGCATTAGGATAAATCATGGCAAACACGTTTAAAAATTATACATCTGCATCTGTAGGGACTGGGGCCACAACTACTTATACTGTGCCTTCTGCTACTACCGCAATTATGATGGGGTGCAACCTAGCCAACCGCACAACCAGCCAGATTGCTGTAGATGTGCAGGTAGCTGGGGTCTACTTGGTCAAGGGCGCTCCAATCCCAGCCAACTCAGCTTTAGGTGTCTTGGACGGCAAGATTATCTTAGAGGCGGCTGACACAGTGGTTGTAACCAGCGATACAGCCAGTTCAGCGGATGTGATTGTAAGCGTTCTGGAGCAAACCTAATGGCGGGATACATTGGGACCAAATCGGTTAACCTAAGCACCACGGCTGCGAATGTTGGCGGCGATGCTGACATTGGCGGTGCGCTGGATGTAGGTGGTGCGTTTACCTCGCAAGGCATAGATGACAACGCCACAAGCACTGCCATGACGCTGGACACAAGCGGTAATGTTGGGATTGGGACGAGTTCGCCTACAGCCGTTAGCGGTACAACAGCTTTAGAAATAATAGGTACATCAGGTAATGCGGGTGCAGAAGTTATTATTGGTTCTTCTGACACTACTGCTACAGGAGGTGATTTGTTTGGTGGCCTTGCATTTAAAAGCATCGACAGTAACGGCACGTCACCGCATTACTCAGGTATTAAGGCAACAGCCGCAGACACTTATGGCGGTGCTAGTCTT